GAGAAAGCCCAGCGCAAGATATCACACCAAGGGGTATTACTTGTATGGAGAGCAAATAGACCAGACAGTCCTCGTATTGCTGCACTAGATAAGGCTAACAAGAAGAGAAAGCCTAAAACTAGAAAAGAAAAAGCAATAGCTGCGGTAAAGCGTAAAAGATCGGATGCTAAACGTATCCAGACTTTGATGACTAAGAAGTTAGCTGCACATGAGACTAAGAACGAGATCAGTGATACCTTAGATTTCGGGGCATACGAGAAAGAGCCTGAACAAAGGGAAGTGGTGTTTGCACCTAATCCTGGACCACAGACAGAGTTCCTTGCAGCGTCTGAACAAGAGGTACTATATGGCGGCGCAGCAGGTGGTGGAAAATCGTTTGGATTACTAGCTGACCCAATGCGGTACTTTGATAACCCTAACTTCAATGGGTTGATACTTCGTCGTACTAATGACGAACTTAGAGAATTAATTTGGAAATCACAGGAGCTATATCCTAAAGCATTTCCAGGAGCTAAGTGGGCAGAGAAGAAATCACAGTGGACATTACCTAGTGGTGCAAAGCTCTGGTTAACCTACTTAGAACGTGAAGATGATGTTAGACGTTATCAAGGTTTAGCTTTTAGTTATATTGCCTTTGACGAGTTAACGCAGCACCCAACACCCTTCGCTTGGGATTATATGCGATCACGTTTGAGAACGACTGATCCAGACCTACCCATATTTATGAGGGCAACTACAAACCCTGGAGGCGCTGGTCATGGTTGGGTAAAGCGGATGTTCATTGATCCTGCTCCTGCAAACCAAGCGTTTGTTGCTACAGATTTAAGCAGTGGTGAGCCTTTAGAATATCCAGAAGGACACGAGAAGGCAGGACAACCATTATTTAGCCGTAGGTTTATTCCTGCATCACTCACAGACAATCCATATCTTATGGAAGGTGGGCAATACGAAGCTAACCTTTTGTCTTTGCCAGAGAACCAGCGCAGACAACTTTTAGAAGGTGATTGGGCAGTTGCAGATGGTGCAGCGTTTCCTGAGTTTAGACAGTCCGTGCATGTTGTAGAACCTTTTGATATACCAGATAACTGGGTACGGTTTAGATCAGCGGATTACGGATATAGTTCGTGGAGTGCAGTTCACTGGTACGCAATTGATCCTGCATTCGAAACCCTGATTGTTTATCGAGAGCTATACCTATCCAAACACACAGGCAAAGACTTAGGTCGTGCGGTTTTAGATGCAGAAATGGGTGACAGTATTAAGTTTGGTATACTTGATAGCTCGTGTTGGCATAACCGAGGGCAAATAGGACCAAGTATTGCAGAAGAAATGATTACAATGGGTTGCAGATGGCGACCAAGTGATCGTACCGCAGGTGCTAGAGTAGCAGGGAAGAACCAACTGCATGAAAGATTAAAGGTAGACGAAGAAACAGGACATCCTGGTATCGTTTTCTTTAACACATGTAGACAAATCATAGCAGATTTACCTGTTATCCCATCCTGCCCCAAAGGCTCAGACGATATAGATCAACGCTATGCCTCAGATCACACATATGACTCATTACGTTATGGCCTAATGAGCAGACCTAGATCTCTTTCACCATTCGATTTGGGTAGAGGCGTACCTGAAAGACACTACAAACCATCAGATTCAACATTTGGATACTAAAATATGGCATTAATGGATAAACCTACTGATACGAACCCTGAAGATAGTACGGAAGCTACCAATGTAGTATCTTTGGATGAAAGCGGAGATGTTGAACAAGAGAACCTAGAGTATTCTAGGCTATCCCAGTACGTTTCTGATCAATTTAGACGGTCAAAAGATCACAGATTGCAAGATGAAACACGTTGGTTGTCTTCTTATCGCAATTATAGAGGCATTTATGGCCCAGAAGTACAGTTTACTGACACTGAGAAGTCACAGGCATTCGTTAAGATCACCAAAACTAAGGTTTTAGCTGCATATGCACAGATGACAGACGTTTTGTTTGCAGGATCTAAGTTTCCTATCGGTATGGAAGCTCGTAGATACCCAAATAACGTACAGGATAGCGTACACTTTGACCCAAATGCTCTTACAGACGAAAAAGTTAAAGAAAAAACGCAAGTAGACTACAAAGTACCTCGAAATATCGTCCGTCCAGAGATTGCACGAGACTTAGGCCTATATCAAGACAAGCTAGAGCCTATTAAAGACGATTTAGAGGTAGGTGCAGGGACTAATCCAGGGTCTATCACGTATGAACCAGCGAAACGTGCTGCACAACTGATGGAAAAGAAGATGCACGACCAGTTGGAAGAAACCAACGCCGATAAGCATCTACGATCTGCTGCATTTGAGTGTGCATTGTTTGGTACTGGTATTATCAAAGGACCATTTGCCTTCGATAAGGAATATCCACGCTGGGACGATGAAGGCAACTACGATCCTATCATGGAAACTATACCTAAGATAGAATATGTAAGTATTTGGGATATGTATCCTGATCCTGACGCTCGAAATATGGCAGAAGCAGAATATGTGGTGCAACGTCATCGTTTAAGCCGTTCACAGCTAAGAAACCTAAAGAAACGACCACATTTTCGTGATGAAAGCATAGAATTGGCTATTGAGTATGGTCCTGACTATGCACGAGAGTATTGGGAAGATGCCCTAGAAGATCATACACAATCAGACACTATTGAGCGTTTTGAAGTGATTGAATACTGGGGTATGATGGATTCAGAGTTAGCAGAAGAAGCTGAACTCAAAATACCTAAACAATTTAAAGATCGTGACCAGATGGAAGTAAATGTCTGGGTATGTAATGGTCAGATTATACGATTAGTCTTAAATCCATTCACACCAAGCCGTATTCCTTTCTGTGCAGTACCTTACGAGCTAAACCCTTACGGATTATTTGGTATTGGTGTTGCTGAGAATATGACTGATACACAATTATTGATGAATGGGTTTATGCGAATGAGTGTGGATAATGCTGCACTATCAGGCAACCTGTTGATTGAGATTGATGAAACAAACCTAGTACCTGGACAAGACCTATCTGTATATCCTGGTAAGGTCTTCCGCAGACAAGCAGGAGCGCCTGGTCAAGCAATCTTTGGTACAAAGTTCCCTAACGTATCTAACGAGTTGTTGATGATGTTTGATAAAGCACGTCAGCTATCAGATGAGAGTACAGGCATTCCGTCTTTCTCCCACGGTCAAACTGGTATCACAGGTGTGGGTCGTACTGCTTCAGGTATGTCTATGCTTATGGGTGCTGCGGCTCAAGGCATTAAGACAGTGGTGAGAAACGTAGATGATTATCTACTAGCACCGTTGGGTAAGGCATTGTTTAGCTTTAACATGCAATTCAACTTCGACAAGCAATTTGCTGATGGTGATCTTGAAGTAAAAGCTAGAGGTACAGAAAGCTTGATGCGGAATGAGATCCGTAGCCAACGCCTACTACAGTTTATGCAAATGACGCAGAACCAACAAATGGCCCCGTTTGTTAAATACGATTATGTACTTCGTGAACTGGCAGCTTCAATGGATCTTGATGAAGATAAGATCTTGAACGACCAACGTGAAGCAATCGTACAAGCTAAGATGATGGCTGAGATACAAGCGATGATGCCACCACCACCTGCACAAGCTGCTCCTGCTGAAGGCGCACCTAACCCTAGTGATCCTACAGGTAATGGTGGTGGGAATATAGCACCAGGATCAGCACCAGAACCAGGCGCACCAGGATTTACTGGATCAGGTGGCGGTGACAATGGCGGCAATGAACCAGCGCCGTCCAATGCCCCACCACAACCACCAGTACAATAATAAATAACCACTAAGTATTCCAATTTACTGGAACACTGGAACACCCCCCCCCAAACATCACTACAATTAAACAATAGGGTTAATACACCTATGGATAAACAACTGTATCGTGCGCTGCTTATGTTGGTGAACGATAAGAAATCAATGGAACTTCTAAAGGAATATGCAGAAGCAAAGATCGCACTGCACCATAAACAACTAGAAGCCTCAAAAGATCACCACGACATTCTAAGACTACAAGGCGCTATTGCTGAGTTGCGTAGATTTAAAACACTTCGTGACGAAGTAGTTAAGGGAGCAGAATAATGAATACGAATGCTAGAAAAGTAAAAGGTGCAAAAACCCGTAACGGTAAGCCTGTATGGATTAATGATGAGAATGACGAACCATACTCAGAAAAATCTATGTCTTTTGAATATGGCGATGGGCAACTTGTAACCCCTACAATCGATCCTAATACAGGTGAACGCTACAACTTAGATAAGCTATTCGAATATTATAAAGAGAATGGTCCATACGATATGTACACAGGTGAAAAGCTACCTGTATTCGAGGATATCAAAACTGCGGATGAGTATTCTAAATGGCGCTCAGATAACATCTTTAATTTCGATATATCAGAACAAGAATTCTACACAGGTGAATCTGGTTTGTACTCCAAGCAAGATGGTTCTGACACAAGTTTTTCAGATAGAAAACAAGACATGATTGATCTTGCGGCAGGAGCTAGGGACAAAGTTTATGACTTATTTGGTATATCTGATGATGAGAAGACAGGCTTTGCGTTGGGCGGTCTGGCAGTTGCTAACAAAGGGATTAAAACAGTTGAAGGACAGGAAATGGCTAAGAAAAAATTCCAATTAGACCGTAAGAAAGCCGACAAGAACGGTGACGGTAAATTAAGTAAGTATGAAGAAGCTACAGGCGAAGCCATACAAAAAGCTATGGATGATGATGAGCTAATTGAAATGTCCCATGGCGGCATGGCTTGCGGTATGATGTCTGATCCAGAAAGCGGTAACGAAATACCAATGGGATCTAGTGCCGAGAATGTACGTGACGATATCGAGGTAATGATATCTGAAGGTGAATACGTTCTCCCTGCAAACGTAGTTAAATGGCATGGCCTAAAACATATTATGGATATGCAATCAGAAGCCGAGATGGGCTTGATGAGCATGTATGATACTGGGCTTATCCAGTACACAGACGAAGAAGGTGCTGAAGAACCTGAAGAGGTAGAAGCAGCAGAAACAGATGCTCCTGAAGAGGACATCGAAGTCGAAGTCGCTACTGTAGAAGTAGACGACAAACTTGATGATGATGAGGAAACTGAGGAGATTTCCCCACGCACATCAAACCTACCAAGTGTAATGCAACGAAAGAGTTATGCATTTATATCTTAATTAAGGGCTACTCGCTTTATGCGACCCCCGTGAGGCAATAATGGCAAAATATCGAAGAATAGAAGAAGAAGACAATGGGCTATCTTACGCAGAAGAGTTCGAAGCTCAAAACCCTGCAAAAGAGCCTGAAGTAGTTGAAGGCGAAGATACAACGTATAAGAAACGATATGGGGATCTCCGACGACACTCGCAGCAGTTAATGCAACAAAAGGATCAAGAGCTACAAAAAATGAAAGCTCAACTAGATCAGGCCGCAAAGGGTCAGATTAAATTTCCTAAGACAGATGAAGAGATTGATGTCTGGTCTAAGAAATATCCTGATGTAGCAAAGATTGTGGATAGTATCGCTCAAAAACGTGCTAATGAAGCACTTGCAGAGGGTGAGAAGCGTATGGAAGGATTACGTCAGTTAGAAACTAAGCTTACTAAAAAAGAAGCTGAACAAGAACTTCTGAAGATGCATCCTGACTTCAATGATATCCGATTAGATGAAAGTTTTCATCATTGGGTAGCAGAACAAACTATTGATACTCAAAATGCGCTGTATAAAAATAATTCTGATGCTAGAGCAGCTTCTCGTGCTATTGACTTATATAAGTATGATATGAGTAGGTCTAATACCAAAACTAAATCTAAATCAGCAGCACATGCTGTAGGTAGAACATCATCATCTACACCTAAAGCCACAGGAAAAGCTAAGTTCTCTGAAAGCCAAGTACAACAAATGAGTAATGTTGAGTTTGGTAAGAACGTGGAAGCAATTGAAGAAGCCATGCAAACTGGTAACTTTGATTATGATCTAAGTGGTGGCGCTAGATAGGGTGTTGCAATGACACTTAACTAATGTTATAATAAAGGTGAAGAGGCGAAGATTATATGACTCGCCCCTTCCCAGCTTTTTAATGATACGTCTTCTAAAGACATATCATCTGAGAGCTAAATTTCTCAACAACAATAGAGCCACCTTACGGTCTACCTCTATGTCTTAATATTATACAGAAGAATATCGACGTTTAGTCTACCAGTGTGTTAAGGCCCGTCTTTCTATCTAGTTGCAACTTTATAGTAATTCGCACCCTTATTTATCACTGCCACTCAATTGTCCTCTTCGGTTTTGTTCAGGTTTCGACCTAGCCATTTCACAAGGAGTACATCAATGGCAATCGCAAAAGCCTCTGGCTATACAAATCTCAACGCAGGAAATTTCTCGAGTGTAATTTATTCGAAGAAAGTACAGCTTGCCTTTAGAAAAAACACTGTTACAGGTGCAATCACTAACTCTGACTACTTTGGCGAAATTGCAAGCCAAGGTGATACCGTTAATTTGGCGGCTTAGTAGAGCAATCTACTTCGAAAAACTCTGTGAATTGCTGGGACATCTCTACGAGACAATCAGCAGCGAAGCCTAGAAATAGGAACGTTCAACGACCATTCCGAAAGGAAGTAGAGCCAAGTGGCTCGAAGCGCAGAGCATCCCCAGTGGATGATGATATGGTCTGATCTACATGGCGACATGTAGCAGCTTTAAAAAGCGGAATAAGAACTAACGATCTTATTTGAACATATTGCAGAATTATCAAAGAACCAGAAATCTCAGTATCACAGTACAAGCGTGGGACAACCATCGCTGCACAAGATTTAACTGATGCAGATTTCTCATTAACAATCGACAAAGCTAACTACTTTGCATTTAAAATGGATGATATCGAAGATCAATTTTCGCATGTCAATTTCATGTCTCTTGCAACAGACCGTGCAGCACATCGTTTAGCTGACCAGTATGACCAAGAAGTTCTTGGCTACTTATCAGGTTATAAACAGTCTGCTCTACATGCTAATGCAGCCGCAGTTAACGACCAAGTAAATGGTTCTAAAGCGGATTCAGCAGCAGGTTCTGATGAACTATTAGCTTCAATGAAGTTAAATAAAGGTTCATTTGGTAACATCACAACGTCTTCTGCTGGAAATCATTCGATCCCATTAGCGGCACGTTTACCAGGTGCAACAGCACTGCCTACAGCTACATGTTCACCAGCAATGGTTGTAGCTCGTATGAAGCGTCTATTGGATCAAAACCAAGTTGATTCAGCAGGTCGTTGGTTATGTGTAGACCCAGTATTCATGGAACTACTAGCTGACGAAGATTCACGCTTCTTGAACGCCGATTACGGTGACTCAGGTGCGCTTCGTAATGGATTGGTGTTAAATAACTTCCACGGCTTCCGTGTATATACATCATCAAACCTACCAGCAGTTGGTACTGGTCCAGGAACATCTGGTGCAGCTAACCAAAACGCTGCTTTTGGTGTTATCGTAGCTGGACATGACTCAGCGGTGGCAACAGCGGAACAGATCAATAAAACGGAAACATACCGTGATCCAGACAGCTTTGCAGACATCGTTAGAGGTATGCATCTATACGGTAGAAAAATCCTACGCCCAGAAGCGTTGGTTACTGCTAAATATAACGCAGCTTAAAATTTGTTGGGGCGAGCTTAAACACTTGCCCCAATACTTTATGTAAGATCAAACTTACTGTGTGGCACAATTGATGTCAACATTTAAAATAATAAAGGTACAATATGCCTAGCACCTATATAAGTTTATGTAATCAAGTACTACGCCGACTAAACGAAGTTGAAGTTGCGGAAGGTGCTTTTGATTCTGTTACTGGCGTTCAAGCATTGGTTAAGGATGCAGTGAAAGCAGCGGTTGCTAAGATAAACCAAGCTGAGTTCGAGTGGCCTTTTAATGCTGCTGAAGAAACAGATACATTGGTTGTGGGTCAGGAAGAATATTCATGGCCTTCTTTTTATAAAATAGCTGATTGGAACAGCTTTCAAATCCAAGAAGATACAGCGTTGGGCGTTAGCTTTACTACGCTAAAATATATTGAACGTGATGAGTGGTATAAGAACCACAGAGATAATGATTATGCTTCTGGTGCTGATGGTATCAGTGTTCCACGTTACATATTCCCCTCTCATGGTAATGGCTATGGTGTAAGCCCATCGCCTGATAAAGCATACACTCTTAAATTCAGATACTACCAGAACTACTCTGATATTACCGCAGCAAGTGATGTTACTCGCATTCCTGATAGCTACGATACTGTCTTAGTAGATGGTGCTTTATATCATCTCTATATGTTTAAAGATAACTTAGAAGCTTCTCAGGCTTCTTTCATGGCCTTTGAAAAAGGTATCAAAGATTTACAAACCTTATACATTAATAATTACGAATACATTCGTGATACACGGGTTAAGTATTAATGCCAGATCAAATACAGTCCTACAAACTTGTATGTGCAGGTGGTCTGAACTCCAATGAAAATCATTTAGATTTATCGGATAACAGTCCAGGCGCAGCTACACGTATGTTGAACTTCGAGCCATCATTATTTGGCGGCTATCGTCGTGTAGAGGGTTATGATGAATACGATCCTGATTATGGTGAAGTAACTGTAGCAGGTTCGAGTACAGGCCAAGGCAAAGTCCTTGGTATTGCTATTTTTAAGAATGACGTTACCAACAGCACAACTATCATAGCTGCCCGACAGGATGCAGGAGCTAGTACTTACAGCTTCTATTATTATACTGCATTTATTGGATGGCGTAAGTTTACTTTAGATCACGGCGTTACACGTTCTATGACCGCAAATGGTCTAACTGTTAACAGACTACGACACCAACAGTTTAACTTCGGTACTGGTAATAAGATATGCTTTGTAGACGGTGTTAACGAAGCGATTATATTTAATGGTACAAATTGGAAAGAGATAAAGTCATCTCATACTGGGGGCTATCATGCATCGAACAATACAGCAGGTGGTGATCAGGCATTAAATGCTCCTGCATTGGTAGACGTGTTTGAAAACCATTTGTTCTTAGGTGGACATGAAGCTAGTAGGGCGGCAATCGCTCACTCTGCACCAAACGATCCTTATACCTGGACAGTTGCAGCAGGTGGGGGGCAGATAGCGGCTGGCTTTGATGTCGTACAGATTAAACCATTCCGAGATAATCTATTTGTATTTGGTAATAAGAATATCAAGAAGATAACAGTTAGTGCATCAAATGCTTTTGCATTAGAGAACGTAACAAGTAACATCGGGTGCGTGGCTAGAGATAGTGTGTTGGAAATTGGTGGAGACTTAATGTTCCTGTCTCCTGATGGTTTTAGACCTGTTGCTGGTACATCTAGAGTTGGCGATATCGAGCTAGAAACTTTATCTAAGCCAATACAGTCTACGCTCGTTGATCTCATTAAGAACGAAGACATGGACACTTTAACAGGCGTTGTTATACGTTCTAAGTCACAGGTACGGTACTTTGTTACCACAACCAATAGTGGTACTGTTGTAGCTGCTACAGATGCTATTGGCATCATTGGTGGCCTGACTGACACATCAGGTTCAATTGAGTGGGAATTTGGTGAGCTACTAGGCATACGAGCCAGTTGTGCAACATCTGATTATGTAGGCACAGACGAACTTATCTTACACGGAGATCATGATGGTAAAGTCTATCGCCAAGAAAATGGAACGAGCTTTAACGGCTCTAATATTATATCTGTTTATGCTACACCTTATCTAGATTTCGGTGAGACAGAACAACGAAAAGTAATACGAAAACTAAATACATTCATACGTGCAGAAGGCCCATTCGAGATGAACCTCGCTATCGATTACGATTGGGGTGATTACAATACATCAGTGCCTTCAACATATACCCAAACCAGTGACGGTGCGCCTACGATCTACGCTGGTAGAAACATTACTTATAACGGAGCAAACGTGATTTACGGCGGTGCATCCAAACCGATCATGACATCGGATATTCAAGGTTCGGGCTTTTCAGTTCGAGCTACTTTTGTGACAGACGGACAATCAGAACCATTCTCAATTCAAGGCTTAGTCTTTGAGTTCAGTGCGGCAGGGAGAAGATAAAAAATGGCAGGTTACACACGGCAATCAACTGCTAGTATTATAAATGGTTCTAGTATTACAGCGCCTCCAATCAATGCGGAATTTAACCAACTATTAGCTGCGTTTAATGCAACAACAGGACACGGACATACAGGCGGTACAGGAGATGCTCCTAAGATACCCTTAACAACTTCTGTTAGCGGATATCTACCATTAGTACATGGTGGTGTTGGTGGTCGTAATAACGTAACAAACTCTGTTCCTACAGCTAATGATGATAGTGGCGATGGGTATGCTCCAGGTTCTATCTGGGAGAACTCTACTACAGGGCGTGTATATATCTGTGTAGGTAATAGTTCTGGCGCAGCCGTTTGGCGTGAGCTAGTACAAGTTGATAGTGGTAATGCTATAATTCCTGCATCTAATAACACTGTAGACTTAGGTAACAACTCTACACGTTTCCAGGACTTATTCCTAAGTGGCGGTATTGCGGCAGCAGGTAATGTAGCAATCGGTGGTACACTTACGACGACGGGTACATCTGCTTTCACTGGCCTTGCTACCTTTGCTAACTTATCAGCTACAGGCACTACAACTATTACGTCCGTAGACCTTAACTCTGGTGCTATTGATAATGCTGTTATAGGTAATGCTACTCCAGCGGCAGGTACATTTACTACACTTAATGCTAACACTTCTTTAGTAGCCGCTACAGCCGACATCAATGGCGGTACGATAGATGGTGCTACTGTAGGTGCAAACTCACACAGTACAGGTAAGTTCACCACTCTACAGTCTACAGGTCTAGCAACACTTAACTCAGTAAATATTGATGGTGGTAACATAGACGGTACTATCATAGGTGCTTCTACAAAAGCCGCAGGAAGCTTCACAACGCTGTCTACATCAGGTCAGGC